GCTAGTTGTTGGTGCCGCAGCTCCGCCAACCGTGAGCACTGCGCTGGCCGCTGTTGTGCTGTAGCTGTCGCTGGTATCGAGCGCCTTAATCCACCAGGTCGTGGAGCTAGCGGTAGGCATGGCCAGTTTCTTGCTGGTAGCACTAAATAATCCCAGCTTGGTTCCACTGCCCCAGCCGGGCCCTTGCCAGATTTCGTACCCCTGCAGGTCCAGGTCGGTGACCGGATCCCAGCTCAGCGTTACTCCAGCACTTGGGTCCAGGGTGGCGGTGAATCCGGTGACGTTGCTAGGCGGTGCGACCTTGCCCAGGGCGGTGATGGATCCAGACAGCGATGTGGCGGAAGATTGACCGCCAGAATTGACGCTGTAGACATTGATCTCAAAATATCCTGGCGTGATGTCCAGGATTTCGTAATCCTGCTGTTGCCTTGTGATTTGTGTCCAGTTGCCGGGTTGACTGCCGCTTGCGCTTCTCCATTTGATTAGGTACTGGCTGATTCCCTGGACTCCCTTCCAGCTCACGATCACCTTTGAACGAATCTGTGCCTGGTAGGAATACAACGCCTCTGTGAGATTCAAGCTGGTAGGCGCCGCCGGAATGTCGTTGAGGATTGTGACCGTGCGCGGCTGCAGTGGCGTGCCGTTTTCGATGTTGGCGTATTTCGATGCGTCATAGGCCAGGCAGGTGATGGCGTATTGGCACTGGTCCTGTTCCATAACCGACAGCACCCGCCATGTGGTGGACTGCAGGGTGGATGTTTCAAAATTCCAGATGCTGTTTGAATTTGGCGCCGCGCTAAATGGCGTGCTCACGCTGATCACGTTCCCCGTGATCCCAGCTACGGGTACGGGTCTGGCTTGAGCCGTTCCGTCTGGCAGGATCACGCTCAACATGGGGGTATTTGACGCCACCAGTCCGGTCGCATCGTCTACGGTGATTGCCGATACTGTGGCCGCTGAGATCCGCCCCCCACGGCGAGCGCCAGCCCGCATTGGATCGCAGATTTCTACCACCTGGCCAGGGCGCAGAATCACACCTTCGGCAACTGAAGTTGTAAAGGTGCAAACTTCCTGCTCGGCGGCTAGATACCATTGCCCCCACCTATGAGCCTGGCCCCGTGATGTGCAGGCGTAAGCTTCAATTTCCGCCTTAATTACTCCATACTTTGAAATTCCTGCCTGATCTTCTACGGGCTCCCAGGCATAATTTCTAATATCAAGATCAAAGTATTTTACAATTACAACCGTGGGCCTGGTTTTTACGCTTGAGCCTGAATACTGAAAACCTGGCTCAGATACATTTGACAGGTTGAAAAGATATGCTGGATCTTGCGGTCTATCTTGACCAACTGTCAGCGTCCCAGTGCTCCAGAATGGCATTCCACGAAATACCGATGCCATTGAATTGATTAAGCCGTAGGCATCTTCTGAGTTTTGAATGTTAACGTTGCAGGAGAAGCGTGGCTCGTAAATAATGCTGCCACTATCAGCGCGGAAGCCAGAATCAACCAGCTCTGAGCAATACTGGCTGGCGGAGTAAAAAGCCCAGCGATCAAGTAGTGATGCGTCAATCTGATCACCAAAGGCGTAGCGAGCTGTGCATAGATCCCACAAGCACCAGGCTGGGTCACTGCACCATTGCTTGACAGAACTAAAAGTACCGTCCCAGATCCCCGAATAAATCAGCCGGCCTGTAGCACGTTCAACCGTTGCATTGTTGGGGATCTTTATCTTCAGGCCACGGATCAGGTACGAGCGATCAGGGATGCTTGCAAATTGCTCGGCATTGATCCGTAACCCAACTAAGGCTGAGCCAGGATAGGCAAGCTTGCCCCAGGTAACCTCGCTGTAGCTGCTGAAGCTAAAAGCATCAATGATCTTAGATGTTGAACTGTCTGGGTTGTTTCTTTCAACTTTGATATTGACGGGGAAAGGACCTGAAAGGTTGATCAGGTATTGCCGCTGATATTGCTGCGATGCTCGACCAATTACGACATCATTAACAACAGGCACATAGCTTCCACCGCTGTATTGAACATAAATAACAACTCTAAAAGATGCGCCACCAATGTCTCCATTGTCGCAAAATTCTTGCAGCTGCGGCACCGTGATGGTGGGTCGCACAGCATTGACGGTTGAATTGGTGATTGATCGAACAATTGGCGTTGCTTGCTGAACTGTTATGCCAACAGGAATTTCATTTGCCGATTCGTCAAACCCTGAAATATAGGCTTGATCCTGAGTGCCATTGCGGGTTTCAACGGTTATACCTTGGAAGTTAAAAGATTCGTCAGTATTTTGCAGCGGTGTATCATTAACGTAAATTGATTTATAGCCATCGACTAGGCCATCAATTTCGCCTTCAGATAGAAAATCAACAATCTTGGCATAGGACGCTGATACAAGACTGTCAGGCGCTTCAACTGGAACATGCGGTTTTGCGCTCATACTGCTACCTGCGCAACATCAATGCTTTGGCTCAACACAAGGGAACCGGTCAGCATTTTGCCGTAAACGATATTCAGCGGCGTGCCAAGTCTTCCTGTGTTTTGAATCCCCGAGAATGAATAAGACTTGCGCGGATCGTTGTTTGTGTCTTTTCCGGTTGGTATTCTGGACGCTGGACTGAGCAGCTCTGCAACGCCGCCAAGGGCAAGAGTCGCGCCAACGCCAATCAATGGCGTAAAACCAGTAATCACACCAATTGCAATTAACGCAATTCCTGCAATGATCTTAAATACTTTTCCTGCGCCTTGAATTACCGGAGTAATTTTGATAATTTGACTACCGGCTGGATCATGTATCTCGTCAATGTCTAGGTCGCGTTGGCCAAGGCTCACCCTAAAATGGCGCTCTGCAATGAACTTTTCAACGCCAGGGAAGTTTGCCACCAAAAAACGCACTGCTTCCGCTGCGTTGGCTACCTCAGCGGTAAATGAACGGCGCTTAAGAAACTTAGCTAGCGCCCCGTAAATCTTGATCGTGCGCATTAGATCATCGACCCTAGCTTCAGTTTAGCGAAGGCGCCCGATCCACCTGGTAGCTTCCATCAAAAAGCCGCCATAGACATCCCGGCTCGATAGCCGATTCATGGCATGATGCAAGATCGTTTGATCGCCAAGGTAGACGCCGACGTGGTTGATGCCTGGACCCGACAGGTTCATAAATACCGCGTCACCGCGCTGGATATTTCCTAAGGAAACTTCCTCAAATCCAGCTTCCGTCCAATGGCGGGAAAATATCGGGTTTGCCTCAAACTCTGCGTAGGCATGGGGTCGCTGCCAGTCGGGCAGCATGATGCCTTCGTTTGCGTAGAAATCCCGTGCCAGGGTCCAGCAGTCGGCAGTGCCCCACTTCCAAGTCCGGCCAATCAGCGGGGCTCTATAGCCGCTGGGCTCACAGCCGCCCCAGGCACCACTCCTTGGGTTGATGATGTGCCAAGGCAGCGCTGATGCTTCGCAGCCCAATTGATCAGCTGGCGATGGTTCCGGCGGGATTTCGATGTGACTGTGAACTACGGCCACCACCTCGCCTGCTTCTTCCGCAGCCTCCCAGTCATCTGGGTTGATCTCAAAGCATTGTTCAGGTTCTAAGTGGATGTTGGTGCAGGGCCAGTACCGCTCGCGGCCTTTCAGAATTACCACCAGCCCACAGCACTCTTTTGGGTCTTCGGCGATTGCGTGCGCCAGCGCAGCGGCCCTGGTGGCCTCGATCATCGGTAGGCGCCAGCGCTAGGGAACCCACCAAAGGGCAGCTGGGAGTTTGCGCCGAAATGAGCCTTGCACTCGCTCAGCGTTTTACCGCAAGTGGGCAGGCCCCCGGCGTAGGTGCATTGAGCTGATTTGTATTGCCACTGGCAGATGTGGATCAGCTGGCGTTTAGGGGCCCTGCTGGTGGCAAGATCAAAGGCACAGCACAGCTCAAATTCCACCACGTCGCGGGTTTCGCTGGCCTTGCGATCAATGAAGTAAACCTCGCGGGGCCACTCAGGAAAACTCGAATCTGGCGTGCCGTAAGGATTAACACCACTTGGCCAGTTTGAATTGTCCAGATAGCGTGCCTGCGTCCGAATCCTGGTGACCTTGGCGGCTTCTAATGGCGTGGCCAACATCAAAGCTGTAATCGTGCCAAAGATATTGCTAACCCGAATCTTGGGCCTGGGAAGCTGGCCCTTTCCTGAAAATTCAAACCCTTCAGCCTCAACCGGAAATGCCGAGTAGGTATTCCCAGCCCACACTAGATCGCCATTGGTGCCGGTTGCGTTGGTCCCTGCATGGAAACGGTAGGTGGCATTTGTGCCGTGCTGTGCTGCATTCAACTCCAGCATGAACAATTCGATGATTGCGCTAGGGGCAATCGATTGCAGCTCTGAGTTGAGTGTTACCCAGCCGTCTCCTACTGCGTAGCCGTTGACCCAGTAGCCAGATTGAACGTATTCGACGGCTGAGGTCATCCGTTGTTACCAGGGGACGCCAGCAGCTTGAGTCGGGTTGCGCTGTTGATCAAGCTGATTTTGCAAGGCGGCTTCCACCTCGGCAACTTTGTCAGCGCCAAGTGCTTCCTGCACCCATGACACCACTTCGGCCTCGGTGAGATCGGCAAAAGGGATCAGGTTGTCGGGACGCTCGAAGCCGATTGAGCCGTAGGCAGATGAGGCGTAGGTGTCATCCTTTGAGTCCACGGTGTAGTGGGCGGTAAACACAAATCCGTCAGCGGTTTCACGCTCAAGCTGAGCGATCTTCCAAGTGGTGACGGTCACGGGTGCAGCGGTAGCCATGGGTTAGAAGGTGTTTGTGGAACTATAAGAATGATGCAACCAGTTTGTAATGGCCGGTTGTCCGCCATGTAATTACTTAGCTTCAAGTGCTGCCACTTTGGCTTCGAGAGTTTCAAGCATTTTTTGCTGCTCTTTTAAAGCAGCAAGTAAAAGGGGGACTACATGCGTATAGCGCAAACCAAGCTGTTCAGGGTTGCTTGTATCAACTGCCTCAGGAAGTACGTTGAGCACATCTTGAGCAATCAAACCCACGTCCCTGGGCAGTGATTTATCCGCAACCCACGAGAAAGTGCCTGTTCTTATTTGTTTGATAGATTCAATTGCGTTTTCTAGGTCAATCCAGTTTTCTTTTGCGCGTTCATCTGATAAATTATTCCATCCAGAAGCAGAAGGTGTCATGTACACACCTACCGTTTCTGCTGGAATGGAAATCATATACCAATTCTGACTTCCATCTCCTTTTAGAGATGTATTCCAAATTTGAGCAGTATTATCTAGCACTAAAGTGGGCCTTGTTCCTGACGGAGAAGTTACTGTAAGTGTTCTCCCCCCCCCAACATTTGTGTTTCCTATAGTAATATTGCCATTGTTACTAATTCTCATCCGCTCCGTAGGACTCGACGCGCCGTCTGCCGTAGTGGAGAACACTAGGCGGCCTGGCATGTCGTTGGC